CTACGCCAGATAACCGGACTTCTCGAAGAACCACGTAACAACGCCCGTCTCTCCACACAGAGCATACGACAACATGTCCGCCTTCATATGCTTGAACTTCGCCTTAGCTACCGCGCGAGACAGCTCTTTGTACGCACGCTGAAAGTCCGGCCGCTCGCGCCACCGGTATAATGTGCGCCGGTCAACGCCTAACTCCGCTGCTATCTCCTCGTAATTCATGCGCGGGACTCTCGTTAGCATTTCGATAGCGCGGTAATGGCGCTCGTCTAGCGGCGGTCTGCGCTTAGGATAGTTGCCCTTGCGCTTACGTTTCCGTGCCATAACGCTTGCTCCTTTCGTGAGGCAAAATAAAAGAGCCTCGCGCGGAGGCCCCGGTATTACTGCGTTATTAGCGGAAGTCAGCCGGGTAGTACGCTGTATTAATCCACGTACTTCCGTCCTCGAAAACGATCCAATACCCTTCTTTTCCGGGGTATCTTACTCGCGCTGTTTCGCTTCCGTCCTTGTTTCTGAAAATAGTACCTTCTTCGTAGCTTACCTCTTCAAAAGGCTTGAAAGCAGCAGATCTATAACGATCCGCGTACTTATCGTTAAACTCGGTTCTCGAAAAGTATTCAACGCCTTTGTATTCAATAGCCTTGATTCCCTCGTACTCAAACTTCCGCGTTATACTACCAGTGTAGGCATAGCCTGCTTCGGTAGCAATCTTCTCTTGGTAATCGCCTGAAAATACAGGATTTCCGATAATCCCGTTCTGCTTAATTTCTATCGTCAAGGTTTCATCCTTCCAATCTACTTTTTTATTCAAAATCCCGGAGAGTTCACGAACCGGTAGGTAGGTGGTGTCGTCATAGACGATTGGGACCGCGTTTAACTTCACAGCCTTTCCATCTACATTAACGTTAAAATCAGGGCGAAGGTAGGCATCGACCCTCTGTAACGTGCTGGCAGAAAATGCAACAGTAGTGAGTGATAACAAGAAACCGAAAAATGCCCCAATAATATATTTTCTCAAATCCAAAAACCTCCAGTGTCAAGTGGTATGTGCCAATTATACCGCTTATTAGACGCCTCTGGAAGAATTTATTGCTGTCCATAAAGCATTGATATTGGACCATACAAGCATCATGTCCGATTGCAAAGAACCGATACTAGACAAGACATCCGTTCCGTTCAAGTAAATCCTGTTTCCCGCGTTGAGGTATAGCGAGTGGGTAAATACATCTCCTTGGATGTTTACACCGGTGCTAGCAGGTCCAAAATATAGACGTTTTGAGTTGAGGTTATCAGACGCTTCCATGAAAATGTTCCGACCAACGTATATATCTGTGTTTACGCTTATCGTTCCGCCTACGATGTTCGCGCCGCTAACTGTTCCACCGCTAATCGACGTTCCCGTAATCGTTCCGCCAGAGATTGCGCCGCCTGTTATCGTACCGCCGCTAATCGAAGTTCCGGATATACTTCCACCACTAATCGCTCCACCCGTAATGGTTCCGCCAGATATCGTAGACGCCGTAATATTTCCGCTAAAGTACGCATTACCGGTCGCAGCGTCTTGCCATATCGTTTTTGCGCCAGCGAGATTAAAAAGCGCGAGTCCATATTTAGCTGGCTCATACTGGCCGAGTCTAACAAGTTCCGTTCCTGCTGGGTTGGATACCCTCATTCCTAAACCATCTACCAAGGTCAAAGAATCATCGTACGTAATCCCTTTGAGTACCGCGTTTTTGGAAGTATAGACAAGGGCTTTCTTTGAGCCTACGGTAGCCTGAAATATATAGTCAGCCACTTTAAATTCTCTGAAATTCGCTAAAACAACGCGGCCACTTTTTGGTGCGAACGGGTATCTCTCGAACACACGGACACGCGCGTCAAATGCGTACCCAAGTAGCGAGTCGTAAACTGTTACAGTGTCGCCAGCCTCAACTATTTTTTGCGGTTCAAATGCGGAATCAACCTTCTCGAGTTGAACAAAGTCGATATCATACGCAATATTGGGAAGTTGGTATTTCGCAAGGTGCTTCTGCATCTCCATGAGCAGCTTGCTTTTATCTTCGATCTCTGTGAATGTCACTGAAGCCTCGAATGGATTCGCAGGGTCGTAATACTCGGAGTCGATGTATTTAGTCGTATGGCCTGCATAACCCTCGATAGTCAGACCGTTTTTTCCATAACCGAACAATCTCGTGACCCTTTCGAGGTCGTGAGACGTACGAGTAATGCCCTTTAAGTCCCTCTTATAGCGAACTGTAGCGCCGCGGTTCGCTCCCTTACGTGTTGTGAGCGTAATTTCGTAATTATCGTAAGCTATCTCCGCTCCATACAGCTTGGCGAGGTCTGACAGTAACTCGAATTTCCCTTTCTCGCCCCACTCGTAAATATCCTGCGCTGAGAAATCGCCTTGTATAGCGAACGAGTACGGAGTGTCCGCGCCAAGAAGCGTTAACATTTCCGCTAATGTCTTCGCTGCGGCAAAGTCGATATATCCGTCATAGAAATAGCGCGCGAGTCCAAAAGCGACGTGATGAGCTTCAACGACTTTATACACCTTTGGCCCTTCGCGAACCTCTTTTACTGACCGGATAATAAAGCGTTGCCCGCGCTCGACTGTGTTAGGAAAACGGATTTCACCTCCTTCCGTAATCAAGTCATAGCGGATATCGTCATTAAGCTTCAGGTAAGTAAATCTAGTGTAAAACTGCGGGTCATCCAAGGACTCTACTACAACAACGTCCTTAGCATAAACCAAGACGTAGCGCATACCATCTTTCCATAGCTCGAGATATTTCACTTATTTTGCTCCTCCTGTACTTGCGTATTTACGTAGAATCTGTTCTATCTCGGTTCCTGCTACGCGTTCCGCTGCTTTTATATCGATCTCGTCCTCGAATGTTGCATTTGCAATCGGCATTATGTCGCCTACTGTAATAATGGTATCTCCCCCGCCCTTACCACTTCTGGCGGATACCGATTCGACAACCGAGCGCACTTGATCCGGAGTAAGGATCACTTCACCCTGACGGAGTATCGCCCGCAGCTCATCCGAAGCCAACGCGGACCCGCTAGCGAATGACATTCCGCCAGCAACACCGCCTGAGTGGAATAATGGTACGCCGTTCTTGTACCATGACCCGTTATTGTACGATGCCCCGATGGATGCGCCGAGTGTCTGAGATTCCGCTTCTATCTGCTTCCGGCCGGATTCACTCGCGGTCCACCACGCAGCAGCGTTCGATTTCATTTGCCGGATAATCGAAGCTTCGTATGAAGACTGCGGTGTAGAGACGCTATTCATTGCGGACATTTCCGCCGTGAACCGTTCCATTTCCGCCTTGATGCGCGCATTCGTCGTCACAAACGCTTGGAACCGGGAATCCTCGGTAGCAGCGTAGATTGACGAAACGTCACCGCTAAACGATTCAATTGACGCCTTAATCTCGTCATACCACGACTCGATATCGTCCTTCCTACGGTCGAGCGTGTCAATCTCGGCGTCCCTTGCATCGGCAAGCGCGGACTTCTGATCGTCAACGTCCATTTTCCGGAGCTGCTCGATTAACTCGGCATAATGCTTCTGGCCTTGTTCTGACGTAGCAAGCCGGTACTTCTCCGCCTCTGCCTGAATCTCGGACCGGTCGCGCTGCCTCTCTACGGAATCGAGCGCTTTGATTTGCGCATCATAGTAGTCCTTGCGCGCCTTCTTCTGCGCCTCAATCGCGCTGAGTTCCGCTTTCTTTTCCCGGTCGATGGCGTCAATGGCCGCTTTACTTGCGTCAGTTCTGCGTTTCTCCGTAGCTTCGTCAGCCTCTTTAGCGGCCTTCTCCGCTTCCTTAATCAGCGTCATCCTAGCGTCATACTGCGCCTTATCTGCGGCTTTGTATTCGTCGGAGTTCTCTTTGTACTCCGCCTTAACCCGTGTCCAGGCGTCAAGCGCCATCTGTGCAACTTCCGCCTCAGTAGCGCCCTTCTCCCGGAGTCTGCGTTCTTCCATGGCGATCCATTCCGCGGAATAGTCATACTGCGCCTTGGCCGCTTTCTCTGTGTCGTCAACCTTCGTCGCATTCAGCGCCTTTATTTGAAGCTGGAGCGAACGTTCGTCCTCGATGCTCTCAGTCAGATATTGTGCATGTTTTTTGCGGATAGACTCAATAGCGGCAATCTGATCGTCTGCGCTCTGATCGTACATGGCCGCGTTATAGCGCATCGTCGCGAGGTCTTGCGCAAATAGGTCACGGCGGAGCTCCGCAGCAATTTCCGCTGCCGTTTTACCGGTTTTCTTCGGCGCATCCTTCGGCGTGGTAGGCGTAACCGGAGCAAGCGGACTTTTGGGCGTAAAGGCAGCGTAGTTTCCTGCGGTAATCTTCGCAATGGAGTCGTCAATTTGTCCGTTTTTCTGCGTCAGTAAAGCGGCTTGGTCCGTCAGCTTTGCGAGATTACTTCGTGCCAGTGAAGCAGCCGAGGACATAGCGCGATACTGCATCGTAGATTTATCGGTATTCGGATCAGCCGCAGCCTTCTCGTACGCATCGTTGTACGATTCCCATTTCGCAATCTGAGCGTCAACGTCCGTCTTCTGCGCTGCTGTTTCTTCCTTAAGCAGGAGTAAGCGGGCCTTAATCTCGTCCGCGGATGCCTTCGTTAACTTCTTTTCCGCCTCGATACGGTCGTTGATCATATCGATATTGTCGGAGTGTATTGTGCCTTCCTCCGTCAGTTGTGCATGGAAAGAAGGCATCTCCTTTTTAAGCGCCTGTATCACGGAAATAAGCTGCGCCTTTTCCTCCGCGTCGAGGGATTGCTTTTTGGACAATTCCGTATAGCGGTCGCGAAGCTGCTCGAGTTTATCAATTTGCTCCGTCTTGGCAGCTACGTCGGCAAGTTCCGCCTTCATCGCGTCAAGCTGCGCCGGTACGGCCTTTTTGATAGAAGCGGTCAGCTTATCGACGGCAGCGGCAGCTTGTTCCGGAGTGAATCCGAGCTTTTTTAAGCTGGCGTCTACCTTATCAACCGCGTCTGCCAGTTCACTGTACCGCGGCGTCAGTTTTGCTCCAGCAGTTCCAAGCCCTCTACCCATCTGCTCCTCGACACGTGCGAGTTCTTCAGATAGTTGAGTCCTTTTCCGCAGTAGATCGTTAAGCGTGTCGTAGTCGGCCTGCATTTTTTTCAGTTCTTCAGTTGTGCGATTGAGCGGAGACGCTTCGAGTTTCTTGTTCAATTCGTCTTGGCTGTTCGCAAACGCCAGTATTGACGGAGTAACCGCGTCAACCGCAGCCTTATACGCCAAAATGCCCGCAGCCGCAACGCTGATAGCCGTAATCGTCCAGCCAACCGGACCCAGCGCAATATTCAGCGATTGAAGTGCCGTCCTTACCGCTGATATCACGACGACCATTCCGCTAAGAACTGCGGTAAGTCCCGTTATAGCCAGCGTACCGGCCGTAATACCTGCGACAACTTCCTCGTTTTCTCCGACCCACTTACCGAAGTCCGAAATGAGCGGGGTCAGCGCCTCCATAAGCTTCTGTATCGCCGGAAGGTACGCTTCACCTAGCTCTTGGCGTGCGACGGTAATCGTCTGGTTGAATACCGCTTGCGTGCCCGCATAGCCTTGAAGCGCCGTATCCGCGTTCCCAGCGTAAAGAGCGGATTCCTGCATAATGCCGCTATAAGCCGCCTGAACCTTCTGCGCTTCGGATAACTTATCCGCCGTAGTCCCGATGGACTTCGCGTAACGGTCTTGGAAGACCGACAAATTGGTAGTGATGCCCGCTGCGTCGGTCAATTCGGAGTTACCGGATTTGATACCGCGCGTTACTTGTACGATCGCCTCACCCCAGGATAAGTGTGCTTCTCGGTTATAAGCTGCTGCGTCGGCCGTTGCATATATCAGCTTACGGGTTTCATCCAACCCTAACCCGGACGATAACAGCGTCTTAACCGAACTTGAAGCCTCTGCCAGCGTCATAAAGCCTTTGTTGGCGAGTTCCTGCGCTAATCCGGTAGATTCCGCAATGTTGACGTTAAGTGCCTTCGACACTTCCGCCAGTCCCTTTACGGACATTGCCGCGGTGTTGGCTTCGGCTGTAAGTGACTTAATTGTGCGCACAAGTCCGACTAACGCGGTCGAGGCTCCGAGGGATACAAGCGCTGTTTCAATGCCGCCGATGCTCTTGGCGGTAGATTTAGCGCTAGTCTCCGTTTCCTTCAACCGCTTACGGGCGTCGTCCATACCCGCCTTAAACTCCGTTGTTTTCAGTGTGAGCGTTGCCCTAATCGCGCCGACATCCGCTGCTCCTATTGACACTTAACCGCCTCCTCAACCGCAGCAACCGAGATAGTTTCCGCAAATGCCCGCATTTCAGGCGAAAGCTCCGGAACAATTCCGCTTTCTTCCAGCGCCATAATGATATTGCTTACGGCCATTTGGTACGCTTCCCGTTTTTCTTCCGCGGTTCCGGTTGCTTGCGTGATTTCCTCGATACGCTGCGCTGCAAGCGCGATAAACTCGACCGCTATCCTTGTTACCTCGTCCATTCGTAATCCCTCCTGATATAAAAAGAAAGGACCACCGTTTCCGATGGCCCGTAATAGTTCGTTAGTTATTAGGCGGTAAGTCCTTTAATACGGGCGTGGGCCTTTTCTTGCTTGAACTCCATCGTATACTCCCCTACGATCTGGCCGGAAGTATAGTCCCCCTGCTTGCCGAGGTAAGTATGGCTGAAAGAACGACCGCCGAGCGGACGGATTTGGATGCGGTTTGCGTCGATGAAAAAGATTTCGTCAGATTTAAGGTTATCGTTCAAGACAACCTGAAACCGGCCGAAATCATTCACGATATAGTCTACGACTTGACCACGCGCATTCTCTGCCTGAGTCAAGCGGATTTGAGTCGAGGTAAAATCGCTGATTGCCCGTTTTTGTGCTGCCGGAACAACAAAGGCGTACCCAGCGCTACCAGCCGCGAAACCGCCAGCAGAGTAAATCTTCTGTGCGACGTCATCAAGAATCGTCTTCGAGACCGCACCGGAGGCGACGGTAACGTTCGTACTGATGAAGCTGCGAATACCGCGCATATTGCGGTAGTTGCTGTTATCAAACTTCCGCCCGCCGATAATGGCCTTTTCGAGTTGCAGCGCAAGTTCAAGCTGCTTCTTAGCCTTCTCGTACTCATACAGGCCAGCGCCTCCGATTCCGTACTGCGCAATCTCCTCGGCAGTTCCGGTCACGGTTACGGTATCCTCGAAAATTTGCGTCACGTTGTCGGACTTGGTGCGAGCCTTAAAACGTGCGTCTCGTGCATCAGCGCCTTCCAACCCGTCGCCGTACATCACCTCAATTACCGCGTTCAAGGCGATAGACGCAGCCGTTGTACCTTGGTATCCGCGTACAACCGTCAGTTTCTTAGTTGCGGGATCGACAGCCGTAATCAACACGATTTCCTCGCCGACTTCCGCGGTCATCCGGGTACGGAACGGTTCTACGGAATCGACAATCAACTCCGTAATGGTTGCGTTGGCCGCTGTTGTAACCTTCGCGCGAGTGGCAAACATTTCATCCTCATACCAAACGTGTGTAGTAGAGGTTACCGGACTACCGAAGCCGAGAAGGTTAAGCATCGGTGTCTGAGTCGGATTCAGAAGAAGGATTTCGTCTACTACGGATTCTTTCTTACCAATAAGTTCGTTAGAATAAATTGTCAAATTAATGACCCCCGTTTTATTATTTTGTTTGTCGTTTCAATGCGGCATAAGCTGCGATATCTTCTGCGCGTCCGGTTCGCTGTGCTTTCGCTGCGGCATCCGATAGAATCTGCGCCTTTGTCTTATCTCTTCCCGTTTCGTACTGGCTAGGGCTACCGATAGGCTTCGGCTGCGCCTTGGGTGCAATTGTGGTAACGGCTGCGATAATCTCGTCTATTCCGTTTACGTTGCCTGCCTCGTCGAACGTTACACCGGAGAGGTTTACGATTCCGGCGAGTTTATCCGGGTCTTCAATACCGGCTGCTTTCGCCTTGCGGTAGAAGGCGGAGGATACGCGTTCGCTGCGGAGTTGTGCTTCGATAGCGTCGTAACGCTGCTGCATTTCCGCTTTTTCCTCTTCCCATGTCTTCTCCGGCTGTTCCTGAATCTCGGTTTCTTGTTCCATGCTTTTCACCTCCCTAAGTTAGTTAGCCATTAGTGACCATTATCCCGAGCAGATTAGTGCTTTTCCCACGGTCCTGCCCAACAGAGAACGCCACGCTGGATGCGCATATAAAAAAGCCGAATCCTGAGTAATCCGTCTTAGTCATCGTAGTCACCGCCTTTCCCGCGTCTCTTCTTCCGCCTATTCCCTTCCGCCTCTGCGATCCTTGGCGCTGACCATCGGATATACTGTTCGGACACGGAATCACCATACGTCAGATAAATAGTCTGTTTTGTCGATGGGTCGTGTAACTCGACTCGCCGCTTGTGACATGGAATGTCTTCAATATGAACGACAAAGAACAACGTTATCGCCTCCTACACACGATCAACGTCAAAGTAGACTCGTTCGGGTGTGTATTTCTCTCTGGCGTATGCAGACGCATCTAGGACAATATCCCCTATGTCAATCGGAGAACCCGAGGGGTCAGTCCAATCGTCAAGAATCTCCGCCGTTTCTCGGTCAATAATCTTGATGATTGTTCCGCCAACTCCCATGCGCACAAATAGAACAAGTTTCATACCGTGATCCTTTGGCAGGCGCTGCGTTTCGCCTGACTCCGTCTGTTCCGCTACTCTTTCGAGTCCGGCCGTTTACGTCTGGCCGTCCGACGACTTCCCATAACGTTGTGGCGTAGATGGCGGCAAACTTCCGGAGGGTCCCGCAAGCACTTACATACTGGACTTTCCTCGGACTTCAGCATCTCCATAATTGCACACGTACCGTCTTCCGCCCTGTAATAGCCGCACCAGGTTCTAGCGTTCTTGGCGTCGCTCAACCAAACTGCATCCTTTCCCGATTTACCGCGTTAATTTCTTAAAGTTACGTGGCAAATAAAAAAACACGCCTCACAGCGCTGCCAGTTCTGCGGAAGCCTTGGCGTCAGCGATAGCCTTTTTAATCTCCGGACTAACTCCGTACATTTGCGCAATCTTAATCCGCAAGGCTGGCGACACTGGTCTGCGACCGCTTTCGGCTTCGGCTACGCAAGATTTGGAGACGCCAAGTTTGCGCGCGAAGGCTTCCTGCGTAAGTCCCGCATAAATTCGGATTGCCCGTACCGCATCACCGTTCATCCTCATTACCCCCTCTTTGTTTTGAAATAGTCACATGCAGACAAAATAAAAAGACGGGAAGGTATCTCACTTCCCACCTTAGGCCGAAACGTGGACAGTATAGTTATTTTTACAATCTACGAAACTAGGCGTTAACGGTTGATCTGCGACGTAGTACGTGACCATTTCGCCCCACCAGATTGCCGGTTCTCGTTTCCACTCTCTCCGCGTACTCACCCAATCATAGCGCCCGTCGAGGTACTTATTCTCTGCGGTACCTTGCACATCTTTAAGAACCGCTGAAATGCGACGTCCATGCGCTTCCTTACGCTTCTTCGCCGCTGTCATCCGGCTAACCTTATTGGAATCGCCATATGAGCGCTCGGACCGCTTTTCAAGGCTGTGTATTTCCTGCGGATTGTAGAACGGATACTCCAGCGTCATCCTGTTACGTTCACCTTCGAGTTCGTCCGTCCCGAACCGTTCAATACGCATCCACAACGTTTTATAGCGAGTACGACACGAGGGTCCGCAATCAAGCTTATTCTTACGGCGGCTGCGATCCTCGAAGGGATATCCGCACGTCCGGCACACCTTCACATTACCGCCGACAACCGCCTCTGCATCCGCTAGGCAGGCAATATCCAACCCGTTCTCCCGCATATAGGCCGCTGCCCCTTCGCCAGGAAATACACTGATATCCTCATTCCGTGGGCGGTCGTAGGGATCGCGGAGAATAGACAGCCCCTTAACGTGATCTTCCGCTAGTACGAAGTCTGATATGCGCTCCAACCTATCCAACGCTTCCTGAGTCGGTAACAAGCCGTCGTCTCCGGTATGGATACTGTGATAGTATTCAAGCGCTGTGTGTGCGGCAGTATCCGCCCATCGAATACGGTCCTCCTGCGAGTGTTCGGCATGACGGCGGTAAGCTGCGGCTGTTCTGTTTGGGTACATTTCACACGCTCTAGACATTAGAATCCTCCTTGTACGAAATGCCCTATAATAGGTTTATTTATATCTTTGAGGAGAAGTAAATCAGGCAGAATCAGTGTTATGCGCGCGGAACAACGCCTCAAACTGCCTGCGCGGAAGCATGGACCGCAATTCCCCGGTATCATAGAAGTGCTGTAAGCATTCCGCCATTCCCTCGCCTTCCTTCACTATGAAGGTTCCGCTTTCTCCGCAGGAAATGAGCATCCGGTACACGTTCGGCTTTTTGATCTTGGTCACGCTTGGTCGCTGGCTTCCCTTCGGACGCTTCTCCACAAGCTGATTCCGCGCGACAACTTCGACAATACCGGACTGGACCAGGCTGTCTAATTGACGGCGTGCTGTCTTCTCGTCCATCCCGGCCGCTTCCTTTATCTGCGCATAGGACATGTAGAACGCCCCGTTACCGCGCGCCCACCGCTTCGAGTGAATGAGCATGGCGTAAGCAAGCGCCTTCTGATTCTTCTGCGGGCATCGGCGCATGATGGCGTCTATCTCCGCAAAGGAAACCGTTATATCACGCTGCTCCTGCATAAGCGTAAGGTCTCGGTCGTACACGTAATCGACGCATTCCTGGAGATCCTGCGCACACTCGGCGGAACTGGTACCGTAATGCTCCGGATTCTGCCACGCAAACCACTCCGTAATAGCTTCGTGCGCTTCCCGGCGCTCCACTCCGTTGTGATTGAATAGGCGTGCCAGCAGTAAGAACGATTTATGCCGCTGCCCCGGTCCGGTTAGTCCGGTTGCGTACCGATCCGCTGCCCGCGATAAGAGGTAACTTTCCGACTGGTCGTACGTCTCTAGCGGACGATGGCGCGAAATTGCGTTCTCCATATCGGAAGCGTCTCGCTGGTCGTAGACGTATGCGCTATCCTCTCCGCAAATGGCGGCGATAATCTCCGGATCAACCTTCTCTATACCGAATAGGTGCGCCGTTGACGCTTCCGAGTCCATAACGGTCAATCCGTCGGAAACCGTACAGTAGCCGCAATAGTTTCCGGTTTTCTGATGGATGCCGAGCGGAAGCTTAACGCCTTGGTCGCCAGACGGCCGGTACTCTACCTTTCCGCCTGCTACGTCGCCAATGTCGGCCCGTTCGCAGATTACCTTATGAAACCGCCTTGCGTAGTCCAGCGGGACCGCCTTCGAGAAAAACACTTCAACGTGGTAACCCTTCCCACCGCTAAAGGATATGGCGTGACTTACGCCGAGTTCGTCCAATGTGGCGGTTAGTTTGTACGTCGCCCACTTCGCCTGACTCATGTCCGCGTAATCAACGTCGAAGCACACAAACTTCGTCCAGTACGTACCGGAGAACGTTCCCAGCGTTGTCCTTCCGTCCAGGTGCGCAGCTACGGAGTATTTGCGGATCGGCGTTTTGCGGCTGGATATCGTGGCGTAAGTTCCTCCGGCGTATTGCAGCAGGTAGTGGTGATTCTGGATTAGGTAAAGGTCGAATAGGCGGTCAATGACGGAATTAGCGGCGTAACGGCCCATTATCGAGCCTCCTTCCCATTCCGAGAGATATAAATAAACCTCTTATAGGGCATTTCGTACAGGAGTCGGCGCAGAGACCGGTTAAAGCCCCCGCGCCTTTACCTCCGCTCTAATCCAGAATGTGAGTGGTAAGCCCCTGGTCCTTGCACAGTCTCTCGGCTGCGTCAAGATTAGCCTCCAGTCCACCGCCAAAGTTAACCACGGCTATCGGCTGTTCGATACGCCTTAATAGAAACACGGAATCGTCCGGCTTAATCTCGATCAAAACGTCTGCTTCCGCCTCCATCCGAAGCGGCCGGGTTTCGCGGAGCAGTTCGATAAAGTCGAGGTAATTGCAGTAAGCAGCCTCGAGTACCTTTGCGGACTTTACCGGCTCCCCCTTTTCAAACCGGCGCAAAGTGCTACGGGAAACTCCGACCCTATATGCGGTTTGTTCCGCGGTCAAGTGCGCCTTCTCCCGGCGATCCTTTAACACCGCACCAACATCCGCCCACTCTTCGGACATTTTCTCGACATACTCCTCGCGGGTAAGCGTCGGCTCAACCCCATGCTCATCGAGAATCTGCTGCTCCTCTTCCTTCGTCAAACGTTGTCCTTCGCTATACACCAGTGCCAGCTTTGTCATTCTCCATCGCTCCCTTTTCGGTTGTTTTCCTTCTACTGAAGTATTACCTGCGGACATCTGGTTTCGCGCATTTCAGCGGAATTATTTTTTGATTACCAGCGAGTCAAAGATTCTGTAAGAAATATCGCCAGACGTGAAGGTTCCATACAAGCCAGTCGGTGGCGTCCCTGAACCGAAGAATTTACCGATCAACACAGTGGGACCATGATAAACCTGGGCGTGCGGACGTTGCCGGGCGAAGTCTCTAAAGAAGTCGGACAACACCTCCGTCACATTCTCCGGATCAAAGTGGATAAGCGGTTCCTCTTCGTCCGGCACAATATAGGCTCGCTTTTCAAACATTTACTCCCTCCTCGAAAAAATAATTTAGGTTGGGGTGAAACTTTGGCGCGTCCACCCCGTAGAAATATGCAGGACAAGCAAGAAAGCGCCGCATGGCGGTCCGTGGCGATGGAGCAGATGTTGGCGCAAATGCTCCCGGAACTACGGCGCCCTCAAATTTGAGGTGGTCGGGGCGAGAAGAGAAGAGATCAGATGATATCCCGTATATCTCCGTAACGCTTGGCGTCGTAACGGCGGGAGAGTTTTTCAAGGCTCCTAAAAATATAGGAGTGGTGAATACCATTAGCGTCGGCAAGTCGGTTAATGGTACGGTGATTCGGCAGGTCCGCAATGATTGCAGTCATACGCGGACTTAGCCCGGAAGCAGGATCAGTAAGGAGAGCGGCGCAAACACTGGCGGCTCTCTTTTTGCGTTCAGCGTCGAGATACAGGACTTCGGGAGTCGTACGGTCGATTAGCGGTTCAGGCGGAATGTCGAAATCGTCCGCAAATGTGTACGCCCTGCTACGGTCGCGCATCTTCTTCCGGATAAAGCTGGCGCGAGCATAGCGTAAGGCTCCAGACAAGTAGGCGCTGAATCCCTCCGTTACGGGGCGTTGCAGGACGTTCAGGAGCGTATCGTCAAACAGTGTCAGCGCGTCGTTATCGTCGCCCAAGCTGGATGAGCGGACTTTATAAGCGTGGAAGCTGCGAAGCCGTGATGTAAGTGCGTAAACCGTCCCAAACGCCTGCGGGCTTCCTGTGCTGCGGTATTCTGTGAGTGCGGCGGACAATTCGTCCATATGACGCCTCCTTTGCGGAAAAATGGGCGTAGCAAAGTGAGCGGGCGTAACTGCGTTCCCACTAAGAGAGGTTAGGTTCATCTTGAACCAGAGTTAAGCCGCGGATTGGTGGCGGCGTAATACCGCGTCCTTGTACGCCAACAAGCGTATGCCCCGGCGCAGATTCTTGCGGGACAATCCATCCGCTGTAAACCGATCGTATTTGCGCAGGAACCACGTTAACCGATCTGCTGTTGTTTTCGTCATGGTGCGTCCTCCTTTCGGCCAATTTTCGATACGCAGCGTTTCGGTCCGGTCAAACTCGGAAGTGGCGTTGTTCCAAACCCGAATATTGAGTGTCTTCATATTATCGCAGCTCCTTTCTGAATTGGTTGTTTCCAGGTGTCCAATACTGACAAACTGGACATTTCCACCTGGTTCATTTGGGCCACCTGAACATGCAGGTGTTGTTTTTCCAGCAGTTGCAGTAATGCTACATCTATATAAAGTGAAGGCAGCGCCTTCAACGTAGGTGGACGCTAAACTGCGTCCCTATAACGGATATCCGCGACCATCCGAAGAAACCCTATCTGCAGATCTGCACTAAGGGTTACTCCGTAGGTTTCAATCGTTCCGCAGCGAGTCCGAGGCGCAATAGCGCTCATCAGGCGGAATCAAAACAACCGCTCAATCTCATCCATAACCTCCGCCAAAGCTTCGAGCCTTCCGCGCTTCCATTCGATTGTGCATGTCGATAGCGGATTAAGGGCGTCAGCTTCAGCTTTAGCGAGGGATTGCGTCCATACTTCGTGCCGGATGCGGAGGATTTCGCGATATACTGCGAGTTTAATTTCAGCGTCAGATTTCGGCATGATTGCGGCCTCCTACGATATAAGATGGCGGAGAGTTTCGGATAAAATAAAGGCGACGGTTTGCGCCAGAATGCGGGAAGCGTTGGACTTGCGGGAAGTGGCGTGTCTATGTGATCTGCTGGGAAGTTGAGTAGCGGGATTCATAATGAAACCTCCTCAATTGATTAACGTATATTATTTAACGTCTATCGTTAACGTCAGTATATAACGCCTGATGATAAACGTCAATAGATTATTTCCCATTGTTTAGTATTGCGGTATACTTTTCTTGAGGTGGTGTGCTTGGCTATGCTGATTACTCTTCAAAAAACACTAGACGTTGAAGGGATTACGAAAGGTGCGCTTGCTCGAGAAGCAAAGGTCCGCCCCAACTTTGTATATGAACTGTGTGAAGGAAAGACCAAGCGAATCGACCTAGACACGCTCAATAAGCTGATAGATACCTTGAACGAGATGTCAGGCAAAGAGTATGATCTATCCGCTGTTCTCGAATACAAACCGGAATAACACGCTGTTTTACCGTCATAAACACGCGGAAATAGCCGCGCAGACTGCCGGAAGGGTAAACGTAGCCCCTCCGCTCTCTGGCGGCTATTTTCGTGCAAATTTTACGTTAAACCGCGTCAAGCTTCGTTAATGCTTCGTTCTAGTTCGCTTTATTACGTCGGTACTTCGTTAATTTAATGCACTAAAGTACTTGATTGCAAATTCCGATATACCATACGACAACTATGATAGGGGAGCGCCCACTTTGAGAACACCTAAATTTATCTTCATCAGTAAAAATACCAAGCCCATTAAAATTGACCTGAAGCTACAAATTGATAACTTTATCTTTGTAAAGCGTACCGAACGTAGATCGCAAAAGACTATTAAGGCGTACTCTCATACACTTAATCAGTTTTATAAGTGGATTGGTGCTACAAGTAAAAAAGTCGATCCGGATACAATGAGGGATTACATTAATTACCTTATGACAATCAAGACAAGATGGGATGACCATCCAACAAGCCCAAACAGCGGTGTCGGTTTATCAGCTCGTTCAATTAACAATACAACCAGAAATTTGCGTATATTTTTCAATCACCTTGTCCGCGAAGAAATCATTCCAGTTTCTCCAATGGAGAACATAAAATATCAGATCGAAGAGAACAATTTCAAGATCATTTCGGAGGAGGAAATCGAGAAACTAATCGGGGCAATAAATACTAAAGTATATACTGGTCGCCGCGATCTGTGTATGATCCTGGTTTTATGCGATACGGGACTTCGGCGGGGCGAGTTAACTGAACTGAAGGTATCAGACATTGATTTAAAGATGCGACATATAACCGTTCGTGCGGAAGTATCCAAAACAAATAAACCGCGTGTTATTCCGCTGTCCTTGCGAACTGCCTCTGAGCTGGCGAAGTTGATCGAATTTATGGGCACGGACGATGATGATTATGTATGGTTAAATCAGTTTGGCAACAGGTACTACGCTGACACATTCGCCAAGATGTTAAAGAACTACGCCAAGATAGCCGGAATATCAACGGATAATATATCGCCCCATAAGTTCCGCCATTACGCGTGCTTAAACTTGTTAAAATCCGGCATGGACGTTCTAGCTGTTGCGCGCATACTCGGACATTCTAGCGTTGATGTTACACGCTTGTATGCCCGATACAACGTTGAAGATATACGGTTGCAGCACGAAACTGCTTCGCCAGTAAGTCGCATTCTTTCTAAGACAACGGCAAACAGACGCGGACCACGGAAGTATAAGTGA